GCATTTCCAGAGGTGTTATATATAGCAGGGTAGTTAGTACCATCAACAAATATAACTTTATCATCACCCTCTAAGTTATATAAAATGTGCCTAGCTTTACCGCCATTAGTACCAACGCTAGTAGCCATACTGGTCCAAGAAGAACCTGTACTATAGTAATACTGGGTTTGGTTACTACCATTCTTACGTGCAGCTACAACCCTACCAGAGCTAATAACTTTAAGGGCAAGTATCGGACCAGATCCAGGTACAGTTGTTGAGCTATATTTAGCATAGCCTCTTATCTTAGAGTAGCCGCCCTCTTTATTGGCTTCAAAGTTTTGTAATATAGTGGCAGACCCGACAGCATTTGCACCATGCTGCAACGGGCTGAGATTAGAGATAAGACCACCTCTAAACTCTATAGGAAATGTCTGCCATTGTGTTGCCATTAGAAGGATACTCTTCGATCACGTACATATTCAGTACGATTTATGTGTATGCTACGTAATTGTTTAATTCCCTGCTCAAACTTCTGCATGGCTAATTGTGCTGCTTGCATGTCACCTCTAAACTGATAGACATAGTACATAGCACCATCAACGATTACATATTTGTACATTTCGGGGAGATTAGGAACATCTGAGTGTAGCTCTAAATCAAAACCAGTTGTATAATATTCATAAACTAATTCGTATGCCTTGTCTGGGGCTGGTACTACCAGTAACTCCCTGCTAGGCGCTCTTACAATAAAAGAAGGTACAGATCTTACGCTAGTGCTAGAGTTATACTCATAATCAGCATACTTGTCAAGGTATTCTTCATAGCTAAGTACTTTAAGTTTAACGGTATCTACGCTTAAATCTGCATTTCTTTTGATACGAAAGCTATTCATATTGATAGTCTTAGCATCATAAGGAAAACTGTAGCGAACCTCACCAGCAAGTAGCACCTCTTCCTGCTCTACGTGATTCCAAGGCCACTCATACTCTTCTTGCTGGATGTGCCGAATAGAAGAGTTTACTGCATCTTTAGCAAAACTATAAAAACCTGTAGTAGTAGCAAAGTTAGCAGAGGTTAATTCTACTTCATTAAGCCTACGATTTACATCATTAACTAACCCAAGATAATCGTATGCCATATTACTTCTCCCTCACGCGCAACAACACAGAACGCTCATACTGTAGTGCGCCTACTGTAGTTATTTTACACGTAATCTTATAACGTTTATTATTAGTACCTAAACTTAATCTAATTGTAGCAACAGTATTAGTATATGTACCTTGTACAAACTGCAGCCCATCAACAATATCAGTAGCATTAACTTGTGTTTTAGTACCATCTGCAGCATCTATAAACCAAGTAACAGCAGAAATAGTATCTGTACCTAAAAAGCGTGACCAATCAATGCTGTAGTCAAGCAATTCATCTTTATCTTTATCAGGCCACTTATATGACATTTGTTATCCTTTAGGCTGCAACTCTAATTGTTTGATTAATCCTACTTATTTCATTAATCACAATGGTTCTATTATCTGGTCTAATATGTACTACGTTTTCTCTTGGTACTGCTACTGCATAAATAACTCTATCTTTATCAAATGCGTTTATATCAAACTGGAATGTAACTCCTGTAGCAACTACACTTCCTACATTTGTATTAGCGGCTACACTATTGAGTATCTCTGCTATATTTGCTTTTACACTTGCTACTGTACCTGTAGCTGAAACAGATAGTAATTTTTCAGATATATCAATTTCAAATCCATCGAAGCTAACGGCTTCAATTGCACCAGATGCTGATACACCTACAAGTGTTTGATTAGCGTCACCAGAAGGTATTACATTTGTTATTGTACCTGTAGCAGCTACACTATTTAGTAACTCAGATACATTAACTGTTAGGCTACCTACTGCACCTGTAGCTGAAACAGATAGTAAGTTTTCAGATACATCAACTTCAAAGCCACCAACAGAAACTGGCTCAATAGATCCTGTAGCACTTACAGATGCTAATGTATGATTACCTTTAGCATCAAACCCTACAGTTACTACTGTACCTGTGGCTGCTACACTAGCAAGTAATTCAGAAATATTTACAGTTACTGTGCCTACGGCTGTTGTAGCACTTACAGAGTTTGTAACTTCGTCAGGGTTTATAGAAGGTGTACCTATTGCACCTGTAGCAGTTACACTAGCAAGGCGCTCAGTAACATGTTCTACAACAGTAGAGACTGCACCCGTAGCAACTACACCTGTAATAGGTACTTCTGCAGAAACACCTGATACAGATGATGCTAGAGTAGTAGTTGCTAACGGTGTAAAACCAAACATGTTCTATAATTACCTTAAAGTTATTCTGACTTTTAAGCCCATCAATAAGCCACCCATCCTGTAGAGTTGTCAGCCTGATAAGCACTCTCATCCCAATAAAAAAGTGTATCTTCTACGACTGGGGCTGGAATAGGCGGCTCCCAAAGATATGTTTCTGAATTAAGTGTCCAGCTAGGGTATGGCTGTGGCTCGTAAAATCCTACGCCATCATATTTCCAATCAACACCAGCATAGTTTTTTCGCAAAGCCTTTGTCTGGTCAGAGGATGGGGTGTTGCTATTAGGTTCGTAATGAACCCCACCCCTAGTGTTATATGAACACTTTATCCAATCACCCGCAGATGTATCGACAAAGGTCTCAAAAAAATCTGCTTTAGCTACAATAACATTTGTTACTATTCCATCTAATACTTTTGCATAATGACCCATTTTATTTTCCTACTAACTTACCGTGAAAGTACCAGAGGACGTAAACTTATGATATGTGTAGCCACCAGATGAAGTTATAGTGCCGCCTGTTGCAGCAGTACCGCCAGCATATCTGATAACAACAACCCCAGAACCACCACCAGCACCAAAACCAGTTGCAACACCGCTTTGACCAGATCCACCACCGCCGCCGCCGCCAGTGTTTGCAGATCCCCCAGTTGCAGCAACAACATAGCCTCTAGCCCCTGTGCCGCCACCACCAGAGCCACCAGCACCACCACCGCCACTGTTGCCATTCTGGCCGCCACCGCCGCCGCCAGCTACGGTTATAAAGCCATTCCAGACAAAACCTGAGCCACCAGCACCGCCATTATTGCCCGACCCATTGCTGCCAGAGCTACTTTTGCCGCCACCACCGCCAGCAGCTGTAGAGCCATTTCCTCCTGAGTTACCTTGCCCAGATGTACCAGATGCACCACTACTATATGAGCCATGCGCAGCACCGCCGCCGCCTGATCCACCAGATAAAGCCTGACCCGCAGGGGTTCCAAGAGTAGCGCCTCTACCTCCACCAGTTGCAGTGCCTAGAGCGCCCGCAGCGCTATTACTTCCGCTTGATACAGAACCAGAGGATGCTCCACCACCACCAATAACTATAGCGGATGATCCTGATGCTAACGCACCGTTTATTTCAAGAGCGCCACCAGCGCCACCGCCGCCAGATCTGTTAATCCCTCCTGCACCGCCCCCTGCTACAACCAACACATCAACCGTTAAAAACCCTAAAGCACTCGCAATAGTTGATTGCGTTGTGCTGTCTAAAGAAGCAATGTTCTGTAATTGCCGACCTGTGCTAATTACGTCGGTTCCCTGAATTTCAAGCATATCGACGTTAACAACACCGCTGCGAACCTCTAGGCTCTCATTACCCCCAGCTACTACCCGCCATTGATTGCCTGAGTGAAACTGCATGTAAGTATCAGTATCGCCAGTTGAATAAATAGCATTATCAACAGTAATGCTCTCAACGTCTGTAATGGAGTTGTTTCCAAAACTTACATTACCTGTAAACGTACCGCCACCAAAGGGATTACCAGAAGGTCCAGTTGGTCCAGTCGGGCCTGTTGGGCCTGTTGAGCCAGTATTACCTGTTGGCCCTTGTGGCCCCGTAGGTCCAGTGACAGAGTTTCCTTGTGGACCCGTTGGCCCTTGTGGTCCTGTCGGGCCAGTTGGTCCAGTTGGTCCAGTACCACCGTTATTACCCGCTGGCCCCGTTGGACCCGTAGGTCCAGTAGCTCCATCATCACCATCTGAACCTGTTGGGCCTGTTGAACCTGTTGGACCCGTAGAACCTTGTGGGCCTGTAGAACCTTGTGGGCCTGTAGGTCCAGTAGCACCCGTAGGACCAGTCGGGCCTGTAGGTCCAACCAAAGCTGCATTAGCTATAGTCTGCTTTTCCCATCTGCTTGCACTAACGTCATACACTGGAATTAAATCACTAGATACTGCATCTGTATTAGTAGGGAAACCAGTAAGAGATGAACCTACATTAGCACTATCTGTAACATTAGCAGAGGCTTCAATTCCATTTAGTTTACTATGATCTGCATTAGTAAATACATTACTATCAGATGCACTTTCCACTAATGCTCTTATTTCTGCAGCGCTTTGGTCAGCAGTAGCACCGCTTTCTATGCCATCTAGCTTTGCACCATCTACAGATAAGTCTCTACCGTCTACAGTTTGTGATCCTGACATAGTAATGTTACCAGTCATTTGACCACCAGACTTAGGTAGTTTTTCTCCTAAGCTAGTTGCTGTAGTTGTAGCAAAGTTAGCATCGTCACCTAATGCTGCAGCTAATTCGTTAAGTGTGTTAAGTGCAGCAGGTGCTGAGTCAACTACGTTAGCTGCAGCCGTATTTGCATATGACTGATACTCAGATTCAATAGTAGCTAGTTGCTTACCATCTAAAGTATCTGCATCAATGTTTAGTGCATCAATGTCAGCTTTAGTCTGGTCAGCAGTAGCACTTGCTTCAATCCCATTTAGCTTAGAGTGATCTGCGTCAGTAAATACGTTAGAATCTGTAGCAGCCTCTACAGCCGCTCTAATCTCAGCATCTGTTTGGTCAGCAGTAGCACCCGCCTCAATAGCGTTAAGCTTCGTATGGTCAGCATCTGTAAAAACATTACTATCTGTAGCTGCTTCTACTGCTGCTCTTATTTCTGCATCTGTCTGATCCGCTGTTGCACCAGCTTCTATTCCATCTAGCTTAGAGTGATCAGTATCAGTAAATACATTAGTATCACTACCAGCAACAATTAACGCACGAATCTCTGAGTGCGTTTGATCTGCAGTTGCCCCACTTTCAATACCATCTAACTTAGTACCATCATTACTCAAGTTACGACCTTGTGTAGTCCTACCTGATTTTGTTTTGATGTTACCACTAGCATCTAAAAGATCTGCTAACTCTCTTGCCTTACTGGTCATCTACGTATCCTATTTAGTTAAACCCACTTTGGGCCTTCAAACCAAGCTACTAAACTTCTTCGTGTTCCGCTCGTTACGGGTTGTACTGAATGTTGTAAATAAGAAGGAAATACTAATACTGTTCCTTTTTGCTTACTTATTACTGGGTCAGGTGATGTGCACTCGCTAAAAGAAAAGGCACCACCTTTATATTCATCTACATGAGAAAGCTGTACAGTTACAGATAGCTTACGATCTAAACCATCATTGCGGTTCCAATTAATGTCATGATGCCAAGAGTAGTGACCACCTTCTGAGCCTAAGTATTCTGTAAATTGTATATCCGCTTTTTTATAAATATGAGCGTTAAAAGCATTTCTATTTGCTATATCTACAAAGTCATAAAGTAAATCTAATACAGGTTTATTATTTGTAAGCCAAGATACTTTACTCTTCCGTATATCTGCACCGCTGCTATTAAAGGTACAAGCTTCTGCTGTTTCACCAGCTTGTTTTACAATATTATCTACTATATCTTCTGATAGTGCAGCAGAAAATAGCTGCCAGTTTTGTCTTACATTGTCCATAAGTTATCCTTATTGTTTTTATTATTATACATAAAATTACTCCAACGTTACGTCATGCAGGTTTAGTGGGCCAAATCACATTTTGCGGAAATCCAGACTGCTCTGTAATGTTTAATAAATCCCTGCGATATTGCGCCCACTCAGCCTTTTTTTCTTCTGAAAGATCTTGCCATTTTAGCGGTGTGTTAGAGATAGCATCAACTTCAGCAAATAATAAATAGTTTCTTAACTGTCTAACTTCATTAGAATAATAATCATAAGAAGTTTGAGCGTCAGGCTCTACCCAAACGCCATTTTCATAAGTGTGTATAGGGGTAGGTTGCGGCTCTACTTCTATCGTATCTGATGGGTATGCGTCAGTAATATGAGGCCCAAGATCATCTGTAAGCGTAACCCAATATTGTCCTTTAATCTGACTGTAAAAATGTCTCATTACTTTAAAGCCCTTACTGTTGCATTGGCAACATAACTTATTTGAAAATATTGGTTGTTTGGAATGACGGAGTGAAATGTTGGGTAATCAACACCAGGAACCCCTGGGTCTCCCGCTGGAGCAGAAGCAGAGCTTGTTCCTACATATGAAAAGCCAATTCCAGCTACTTGCATAATTTCGCCAGTAGTATTTTGATATTGAGTATTGTTAGATAGGCCGTAGGCTTGCCAAGTATTAGACGCAGAAGCTGCTGGACCCGTTGGACCCGTTGGACCCGTTGG